AAGAAGATCCAAAACAAATATTAGCATCTCGTATTATAGGATCACAGTTTGATCCTACTTTCTTTGCAGCAGAGGGTGGTATGGCAGAAGAAAATAATCCTGTAGGAGGAATCATGGACCTTGAATCAGGAAGACAAATGTATTTCTTAGGTAAGTTAGTTAAAAAAGCTGGTAGAGCACTTAAAAAAATTACTAAATCACCAATAGGTAAAGCGGCTATATTGGGTGGTCTTGCATATTTTGGTGGAGGTGGTGGACTTCCTAAATTTTTAAGTGGTAAAGGTTTAGGTGGTTTTTCTATGGAAACTTTATTTAGTAAGAAAAACCCTCTTTTATTTACAGATGGTAAACTTAGTTTAGGTAAATTATCTTTAGCATCTGCTGCAGCACCTTTCTTATTCCCTGAAGAAGAGGACAATAAATTTGATTTAGACGCATATTATGCAGCAAATAAATTAGATCCAAATGCACCATTAAACAGAAGAATTGCAGGATCTGATTTCTATGCAGCTGATGGTGGTTTAATGAGATTAGGTTATCAAGAAGGTGGAGATGCAGAACCAGTAGCCAAGAAGACTATGCCATTATTAGATATGGATGGTAAAGAAAAAGACTACAGAGAGACAGGTGGTTTTGTAGATATGGGTAGAATGGAAAGAGCTGACGATGTACCCGCTAGACTATCTAAGAATGAATTTGTATTTACAGCTGACGCTGTGAGAAATGCTGGTGAGGGAGATATAGACAAAGGCGCAGAAGTCATGTATAACATGATGAAAAACCTCGAATCCGGAGGTGAAGTATCAGAAGAATCGCAAGGATTAGAAGGCGCTAGAGAAATGTTTCAAACATCACAAAGATTAGGAGAAGTCATATAATGGCCGAAGAAACCGTAATAAATCGACCCGCACCATTTGTAGAAGATATAGGTAAAAAATTATCTGAACAAGCTTTAGCTTTACAAAACGTTCCTGTTGTAACAGGAGGTATTGGAAGTTTATCACAAATGGCTGGTGAAACCGACGAAGGTTTTAAAGCAAGACAACAAGCAGCGCAGGCGTTTGATGTAAGAAAACAAAATTTAGCAGGTATTGCTCCACAAGTAGCAGATCAAGATGCATTTCAAACATTAGCACAATCAAAAGCTCTTCAAGGTTTAGGAAGTTACGAAAAATTTTTAAACAGAGCAGACACACAAGCGGGATTAGCTTCTGGTTTAGGGACTGTAGCACTTGGAGGATTAGGAGCAGCAGGCACAGAGTTAACCGGAGCAGGGACTGCGTTAGGAACTGCAGGAGCAACATTAGGTGGTGTTCCATTAGGAGCACAAGCTTTTCAACAAGACGTACAACAATTTATGTCCCCTTATCAATCACAAGTGATTGATGCAACACTTTCAGAGTTTGATCGTAATACAGCTATACAACAACAGCAGATAAGAGATCAACAAGCAGCTTTGGGTGCGCTCGGCAGTGGTCGAGCGGGAGTGCAACTCGCAGAGTTTGGCACAGGGGCTGCGAGAGAACGAGCGTTATTACAAGCCGGTCTCTTGCAACAAGGTTTTAATCAAGCACAAGGTGCAAGACAACAAGATATACAAAATAGATTTGGTCTTGGTCAAGCGCAAGCAGGACTAGCAGGACAACAAGCAGGATTTGCTGGACAAAGAGCAGGACTTGCACAAGCAACACAAGGTTTAGGACAATTTAGATCTGGATTAGCTGGTCAACAAGCACAGTTAGGACAAGGTTTACAACAAATGCAAGGCACGGATATTTCACGTTTAGGTCAGTTGGGCGCACTGAACCAGGCGCAAGAACAAGCTAGACTTGATGCAACAAGAGAAGCTACAAGAATGGCAGCATTCCAACCACAAGAAGAATTAAATAGATTTGCTGATATCACAACTGGTATTATGGGTGGAATGAGAGGCACAGGTACAACTACAACAAACATACCTAACCCTACACCATTACAAACTGCATTAGGAGTTGGATCAACACTTGCTGGTATTTATGGTGCTTTACAACCTAAAAACGTAATACAGTTTACGAGATAATATGAACAGAACACTTAGAAGACCGATGTTTAGAATGGGTGGTGCAGCAGAAGGCATTACGTCTGGTTTAGATGCACCAAGACAAAAGTATGAAGATGCAGGACGTGTTCAAAGATTAACTGACGAGTTTGAGCAAAGAAAAGCAATGTTTGATCAATTAAATACTGGTCAACAAACAGGTTTTATGCCAGGATCTGCTTCATCTTTTTTAACAAATTTTGGTTTAAATTTATTATCACAAACACCAAGAGGTAATATATTTGCTACAGCTGCTACAGCTGCAAAAGAACCTTTTCAAACATTTCAATCTGCAAGAGCAAAAGAATTATCCGATCGAAGAACATTAGATCAAGCAATTCTAGGTGATGTTATAAGTGAGGACTTTAAATCTAGACAACAACAAGAATTAATTGATGCTAATTATCAAGAAAACTTAGACAATATACAAGGTAAAATAGATTTAGAAAAACAAAAAGGAGTTAACGCAAATAATAAATTAATTCAACAATTTGAAAATGATAAAGCTCTTTTAAAAGAAGATTATGAACTACAGAAAAAATATGGAATAACTGGTGCAAAAGACTACGCTAAAAAACAAGCTGCGGATGCTGTAACCACTCTTTACGATAATCAAATAACTGCTGAAAAAAATAAAATAGAAGCTTTAGATAAAAACGATCCAAACTATCAAGCTAAAGTAGATGATATTAATAATAGCATACAAATATTAGAAGATAGAAAGAAAGATGATGTAAAATCTGTTTACTTATCTCAAGACACAACATTAGAGTTTCAAAGAAAAGCAATACTTAAACTTCTGCAAAATAACGATCCAGAAGATATTGCACCATATTTTCCAAACTTTAACGAAATTATGGGTGGTATCACCATACCTGAATCAAAAGCTGACGGTGGTAGAGTTGGTCTAGCTCAATCTTTTCCAGGGACTGTAGGAGATGCACAAGATAATATGAAAGCTCCTCAAGGAGATGTACAAAATTTGTCTTACTCAGAACTTAGAACAAGATTACCTCAAGAGATTTCAGATGAAATAGTTATGTTATTAGCAAATAGTAAACAAGCATTATTAGACTTTGCAAATATTCAAACAGGAGAAGATGTTGCAAGTTTTAATCAACAGTACGACGTAAATTTGACATTACCACAGGGGGCATAACATGGAGCCTTTTGAACAGAAAGTAGATATCGAAGTCAACGATATTCAAAAAGCAATTAAAAAAAATATATCAAAACCTAGTAAGCCAGTTAAGTTTACATGGGAGGGTCTTAAAAATTTTAGTTTGTTGTTTGAAACAAATCCTTTTGATAAATTAAAGACAAGCAGACTACAAGAGTTAATGTCCGGTAGGGACAAAGGTGAAGAAAAAGATTATATAGATTTTTTTGAAGACATGGAAAAATCTGCATACGGTGCAGCACAGAGTTTAGGATATTCTTTTGGTGATCTTATTACAACAGGTATTGATGCAGCGGTTAATACAAATCTTACAGAAAAACTAGATGAAGTTTATAATGAAAATAAAATAGAAGACCCAGAAACTTTGTTGGGGTCAGTAAATAAAGTTCTTATAGAGTTTGGTGTGCCTGGTGGTGGTGTGTTCAAAGTAATGAACAGAGCAAAAAAACTTTTAAATAAAGGTAAAAAAGCAAAACAAGCTGCAGCTGCAGCAGGAGCATCTAGCAATGTAGCTAACATTGCAAAAAGAGCTGGTTATATGGCAACAGCTTTTGGTGCAACAGATTTTATAGTTGCAAACCCTGACAGAGAAAATCTTGTACTAGAAAAAGAAAACGAAGAAGGACTAGAAGGAAGAGATCTTGCACTTGCAAGAATAAGAAACAGAATTAGATTTGGTGCAGAAGGAGCAGTTGTTGGTGCAGGTTTTGCCTTGATGGGTAAACCTATTGCAAAAGTGGCAACTCTTGGTGCAAAGTATGGTATCATGAAACCAGCTGGTCTTGCATTACAAGGTGTAGATTTATTAGCTGTTAGACCTGCAACATATTTGGTTGCAAATATACCTGGGTCTGCAACAGCGGGTAAAGCAATAAGAAACGCCAGCAGTTATGTAGTGGATAAAACTTTATCTACAGTTATCACCGCTAACCCTAAAAAACAATTACCTGACTTTGACAAATGGAGAATGTTTTCTGTAAAAAGCTCTGACCCATTAGAAAAAAAATTAAAAAAGTTAGATAATTTTTTATCAAACTTTAGATCTCTTGGTAAACAAACAGGTCTTGGTTTTCAATTTACATCTGGTGCAAAAAGAGAAATAAAAGCAAGATCAAGAACAATAGATAAATATTTGCAATCTATTGAAAAAAAATCGTACGATTTAGCTAAATCATTTGAAGGATACTATAACACTGCAACTACATCACCAGCGAGTAAAGAATATTACCTAGATCAAGTTCTTGCATATTTAAAAGGACAGATGAAACTATCACAACTACCAAAACAATTACGGGAAACCGCTGAAAATTTAAACAAAGAATTAATCGACACTAAAAAAACATTTGGGGACTTGTTACCAAAAGGTGATCTTAAAAATTTTATACTTAATAATTTAAAGACATATATGAGAAAGTCTTTCTCTGTATTTACAAACCCAGAGTACATGCCTGATCAAAAGATTAGAGACGGTGCAGTTAAATATATTTTAGAAAATGTTGTAAAAAGAAACAAAGATATGAGAGAGTCAGCTAATCTTTTAAAAACTGGGAGAATGACAGATGCACAAGCACAAGAAGCGTATGCAGATAGTTTAGTACATAAGATATTAACAAACACAAAACAAGATGGGGTAGACCCATTACAGCTTTTAAAAAACATATCTAAGTCTGAGTTAAGATCCGATAAATTAATTAGAACAGGAGAAGAATTACCTGATGCAATTAAAAAATTATTAGGTGAAGAAAATAATTTAAAAGCATCCGTATTACAAACTACATCACACGCTATTTCACAGTCTGTTAATAAACAAACCTATGATCAATTAGCTAAGATAGGTTTAGATGAAGGTTGGTTATTTGCAGATGAGGGTGCAGCAAACGCTGCAAGAAATTTTGATGCTATAAAAATAGGTGAAATAAAAGGGTTAGGTATACTAAAAAGTAATATATCTAAACTATACGCATCAAAAGATATGCACGCAGCTCTTAAAGGTGTTCCAGGTAGGTTTGATGGTTTATTACAAAGTTCTGCATATAGAAACATATTACAATTTAAAGTAGCAACACAGTTTGGTAAAACTGTTCTTTCACCTGCAACACAGGTTAGAAACGTAACGTCAGCTAGTATGTTTCCATTAGCAAATGGACATATAGGTGGCAGATCCTCTGTAACAGAGTCTATTAAAATGGTTATGGATGATATATTTGGTGCAGGTAAACAAATTGATGAAAAAAAGTTTATAGAAAATCTAGAAAATAAAATACGTCTTGGTGTCATTGATGAAAACATTGTAGCATCAGAGTTACAGGCTGTACTAAAAGAAATAAAATCAGGAGCTAAAGTAAAAAATTTAGATAGTTTATTGGCTAAACTATCAGAAACAAAAATGATTAAAACAGCTACAAGAATATATGCTGGAGGTGATAACCTGTGGAAGTGGTATGGTCATGAATATGTAAAATCACAGATGAAATCTATGTATAAAAACGTAGATGATATTGCACGATGGACAGAGGAGATAACAGGTAGAAAGTTTGTGCCTACAAATACATTCACAGGTGCAAAGAAAACATTTGATGAAGCTGTGGATGAAGCAGCTGCATGGCAAATAAGAAACACATATCCAACATACAGTAAAGTTCCACAGATCGTACAAGATATAAGAAAGCTACCTTTTGGTAACTTCGTATCGTTTCCTGCGGAGATGATCAGAACAACTTATAACATATTAAGTATAGGTGCTAAAGAAGCTACGTCTTCAAACGCGCAGTTAAGACAAAACGGTTATAGAAGATTATTAGGTGCGTTAGTTACATTAGGTGGAGCAGAAAAAGGTGTCTCTACACTAGCTCAAAATTTAACAGGTGTAACAACAGAACAGATAGATGCATACAAAAGAAGTTTATCAGCACCGTGGGATTCAAGAGCAGCCATACTACCAATTAACAAATGGAAAGACGGTGTAGGTAAAGCGATTAACTTCTCATACTTTAGTCCATATGATGTAGTAAGACAACCTGTAACAGCTTTATTAAAAACAATAGAAGAAAAAAGTTTAAAACAACAAGATGTAGATCAGTTCGTATTTAATCTAATGTTGGGACCTGATGGACCTATAAGAAAACTTATTGACCCATTTGTTTCTGAATCTATTGCACTTGAAAAAACATTTGATGTTATACCAGCAGGTACATTGGTTGCAGGTAGAGGTGGTGTAACAAAAACAGGAGCTAGAGTTTATTCTGAAACAGATGATGGACCAACAGCTTTTATGAAAAGTTTAGCACACATATTTAAAGGTGTAAGACCAACAGCAATTGATACTACAGAAAAAATTGTAAAAGGTATAGAAGGTGATGTTAAAAGAGGTAATCAACCAGTAACATTACAAGATGAATTACTTGCACTACTATCAGGTATAAGAATTATCAATGTCGACGTACCACGAACCATGCAATACAAAATCACAGAGTACAACAGGAAGTTTAGATCAGTAACAACAGCAGAAAGATTTTTTAGTTTAGAAAATTTTGACAGGAGAGGACCATTAGTTCTTGCAGAAGAATTTAGAGACATACAAGATGAAACACTAAGAGTTAACAGGGACTTTTATTTTATATTAAAAGATGCATTAGAAGTTGGTGTACCAGAAAAAACTTTGAAAAAAATAGTTAGAGAAAGAGGTATTAGTTTTAGAAACTTTAAAAAATTATTAAAAGGCGAAAATATTCCATATACTGCATACAAAGAACGTATGAAGAAAAGAGTAAAAGAAGCTGAAAAACTAGACAGAGGTAAAGTAAACAAAGATTATTTTTATCCAAAACAATTGTTGAAACGAATAGAAAAAGAATACAAAGATAAAAAATTAGAAACACAAGAACCTGAAATAGAACCAGTATCTTCAGTGCCAATAGAAGATACATCTATACAAACATCAAGATTACCTGATGTACAAACACCACCATTACCCAACACTGGAATGCCTGTAGTACAAACAGCTAGAGCAAATGTGAACCCAAATACCAACTTGACAAGAACACAGGAAGCTTTACTATCACCTGAAGAAAAAATTATAGCGAGTAGGAGAGTATAATGGCTAAAAGGTCAGCGCTACAAAAAATCGAAGATCACGAGAAGCTTTGCAGAATCATGCAAAAGCAGACGTTCGAACAAATAAAAGAAATGAAGGAACGTATTAGAAGAATTGAATACATGATTATAGCAGGAATGGGGTCACTTGTTCTAGCTCTACTCATGAACTACATGAAATAAAATGGAACTATCCCGTAATTTTACTCTTCAAGAATTAATCAAATCGGATACTGCTATTCGTTTAGATATTAATAACAATCCAAATGCAGGACAGATAGAAAAATTAAAAGCACTTTGTGAAAATATTTTACAGCCGGTACGTGACCACTTCGGCAGAGTAAAAGTAACTAGCGGATTTCGTAGCGAGCAACTGTGTATGAAGATCGGCAGCTCAGTCAACAGCCAACATGCCAAAGCCGAGGCGGCAGATTTCGAATGTATGGGAACCGACAATGCAGAATTAGCTGATTGGATTTATGCAAACCTAGAATTTGATCAATTGATATTGGAGTTCTATACTCCTGGTGAGCCTAACAGTGGATGGATACATTGCAGCTATACATCTGACCAACCTAGAAAACAATTTCTATGGGCCTATAAATCGGAAGGTAAAACTAAATACAAACCTGTAATTGGAAAAGCAAAAGATCTAGTTTAGATCCAATCTTTCAATTCTTCACCCATGACTTCAGATGCAATATTTATTTTATCTCTTAAAGCCTTCACAATCTTCTCATCGACGGTATCCTCGCAAATCAAATCGACATAAGTCACTGTCTTTTTTTGTCCTATTCTGTGTGCTCGGTCTTCTGATTGCAACCTTTTTTCTAAATCATAACCGTTAGAATAATAAATTACAGTGTTAGCCTGTGTAAGTGTAATACCATAACCACCTGTTTGTGGTGTACCAATTAAAAATCTACACTTAGAATTGTTTTGAAACTTACGGATATTATCCTGTCTATCTTCTTGTGGTGTCAATCCATAGTAGTCAACGATAGATCCTTTGCCATATTTTTTTTCTATGTGTTCTATAATTTGAGAAACATCTCTTTGATAGTTAGCCCAAATAATAGCTTTACCTTCTGTTTCTTCAAGTATAGACATTAGTTCACTTAGTCTGTTGCTTTCTACTTCTTGAACAGAACCATCATCAGCAGTGAAGTGACCGCATGTAATTTGATGTAAACGCATCAACTGTGTTAATACAGTCATTGTAGTTGTAACCTTACCATTTAGTACAGCCATAGCTGCTTTCTTCATCTGCTCGTATACTTTCTTTTGTGCAGGCGTCAAAGTAATATGACGTTTGATGAAGTTCTTTGGCGGTAAGTCCAGGCAATCTTCTTTCAATACTCTGTATGAAAAGTTTTTTACTGTCTCTGATAACTCACCAAGATTCTTAAACTCACTAACAACTTGTATAGATCGTCCTCTAAGATGCATAGTTTTCATTTCTGCGTATCGGTTACGAAACGCGTAGTATGATGTAAAGTCCAATAACCACGGATCAAGGAACTCACACTGCGTATACAAATCTAATGGATTCTTTGTAATAGGAGAACCTGTCATAATTCTTTTGTATTTAGAATGTTTACCAATACCAATAATATTTTTAGTACGTCTAGCTGTAGGTGTTTTAATTGTAGTAGATTCATCTATTGCCATCATTGCTTTGTGTGAGTTAATAAATTTACTTGCAAACTTAACACCTTTGTCTGTAGACAAAGCTTCAACATTCATAACTAAAATATGTAATGCAGTTTCTATTTCAAACAAAGATTCTAATTTTTCTTGTTGTCCTTTTGTAATGTTTGACTGCCACAATACAGTCACATTTTCTATATGGTTTGGTAAGTGTGTTGGTAGTTCTTGTTCGTACCAAGTTTTAACAACACCTTTTGGTGCAATAATTAAAACACCATCAATCTTGCCTTTGTCATACAACATAGCAACATTGTCTATTAATACTTTTGTTTTACCTGTACCCATCTCCATAAAGTACGCAAAGTTTTCTTTGTTCCACGATTTTTCTAACGCAGTTAATTGATGAGCGTACGGCTTCGTTTTAAATTTATAGTTCATAATATTTTTTTTCTTTCTGTATTGACTTCTATATAAAGGATGTTATATGATTTGTCAATGTCAGAAAGTATAGAGTATGAAAAAATAATGAAAGCACATACGCCTGTCGTATATGTTATTCAACACATTCCTGGAACACAAGCAGGCAATCCTAAAATTAATATTATGGGTGCGTCTCAGTATGGACAATTTAAATTTTTATTACCAGAATTTTCTCAAATGATTTTTTCTCCTGGTCCACTTATTTATAAGTTAAGACAAGGCTTAAAAGATTATCATGTAAAAGATTATTTATTACTTACAGGTGATCCTGCAATCATAGGTGTTGCATGTTCTATTGTATCTGATATTACACACGGCAAATACAACGTGTTAAAATGGGATAAACAAGAAAGAAAATATTATCCTATTGCTATTAATTTATACGAGAAAGGAGAAATAGATGGCAATTAATTTTGAGGAAGATCAACAAGATGCAATGACAAAGACTGAACACATTCAGTCTCTTGCAGATCAAGTACAAAGATTAGAAGGATTATTATCTAGAATAGAGATGAGTGAAAATAATCTTAAAGATTTAAAAAAAGAATATCAACGTATATCAGGTGAGGTAATACCCACTATGATGAGTGAGATGGGACTTGCAGAACTAAAGCTGCAAGACGGATCACATTTAAAAGTTTCAACGTCGTATCGTGCTACAATTACTGAAGCAAATAAAGAAGCGGCGTTTAACTGGCTTCGTGAAAATGGCCTAGGCGATATAATCAAAAACGAGATACTCGTATCGTTTGGTCGTAACGAAGATAACAAGGCGGCTGATTATGCCGAA